AGCACCTCGCGGAATTGCTGCCGACCGTGAAATGGGAGGTGGCCGATCGTTAGCATCGTCAATATGACGGAAGATCAGGCCCGCGAGGCGGGTGCGGCCGCCGAGCGGCTGCTGGGCGACAAATTCCTGGCCGAGACGCTCGATGAAATGATCGAAATAAACACCCAACTCGCTATCACCGGCAAAGATGCCGCCGAGCGCGAGGCGGCGCGGTACGCGGTGATCGCGATCATGCAAATTCGCGCCAATCTGCTGGCGGTGGTGGAAAACTGGCGGCATGTGCTGACCGTGGCACAGCGGAACAAGGCCAATGAACAAGCGACAGGGTGAGTTGTTCAAGCCGGGCCGCAAACGCTCGGCTGTGCAAGAGCGAAAGCGCGCCGAACGCGCCGCGCAGCAGCGATTTCAGCGCAGCTATGTCCGGCTGTTGACCAAGCCAGAGAAACCGAAACAGCGAGGCAGCTAAAGTGAGTGAGTCGACAGGCAGCGGCGGCGCACCCGCCCCGGCTCCCGGCACCGGCGACGGCGGCGGTGCTTCCGGTGAGGCCACGATCCCGACCGGCCCGATGGGGCAGCGGATCAATGAAGGCATCTCGGTCAACGACGCGGTAAGCGAGCTCACCAAGCGCCGCCGCGAGGCGCAGCCGCCGGCCAGGCCGAAGCCGGCGGCGGAGCCGCCGGCCGCGGCCGAGCCGGCGGCACGCGGGCGCACCAACGGGCAGACGCCGCCGCCCGGCGATGACGGCCGCGACCCGATCGACCGCTTGATCGGCGCCTATCGCGATCAGCATGCGCCGCCGGCGCCGAACGGACATGATGGCGGCGCGCCGAGGCCTGCGGCGGAGCCGGCCGCGCCGTCCAGCACAGTGCGGCTGACGATCGACGGCAATGCGCAGGATTTTACGCCCGATCAGCTCACCTCGGCGGTGCTGCGCGCCAACGACTACACGAAAAAGACCCAGGAACTCGCCGCGTTCACCCGACAGGTGAACGAACAAGCCGAAACGATTAACAGGTTGCTACCGGTGCTCATCCCCGAGGTGCAGCGGCAGATCGCGGCGCTGGATGAACAGCTCGGCAAAAAGGTCGATTGGCAACGGCTGGCACGCGAGGATCCGGCCGAATATCAGCGCCAGGATGCGCTTTTCAAAGAGGCGGCGGCCGAGCGCGAGCGCCTGGCCAACCTCGAGGCGATCAACACGCAGGAAAACGCCGCGGCGCAGGCAGCCCGCATCCGCCAAGGTCACGCGACGCTGGTCAAGCAGATCCCCGGCTGGGATGACCCGGCGATGCGCGCGACGATCCAGGGCAAGATGAAGGAATGGGGCCGCCAGAACGGTTTTTCCGAGCAAGAGCTCAATAACGTCTATGAGCCGCGCCACGTGGTTGCGCTGTTCAAGGCGCTGGCGTTCGATCGGCTGATGGCGCAAGTCCGCAGCCAGGCGCCGGTGGTGCCGCAGGTGCAAGGCCGCGGCCGGCCGATCCAGCTACAGCAACAAGGTGCCGCGGCCGACGCCGAGCGCGAATTCGAGGAAAAGCCGAACGTCAGGAACGCGACCACGCTGCTGCTATCGCGGCGCCGCGCGATGAACTGATGATCTGGCTCTGGCATTGGGGCTGGCTGATCGGCCTGCTTGTGGTCGCGCTGCTGTCGCCGCCCGGGTATGGAAAGATTACCTCGCCGATTAGGGGCTTGACGCGATTCTCTGATCTGCGGCTTGTTTTGCTGATCGTCGGGCCATGGCAGTCCATCGGACCAAGCAACGCCCGGCGTAGCCGCCCACAGTCGCAGGACCAAGTGCGCGGCGAATAGATAGCTGACGGGCGACCAACCCTAGGCCATGTCATGCGGCCCGGAGTGCTCCGCACCAACCGGGCGCGCCACGCGGCGAGCGGAGTCGATCCCATCGCGAGCTTCCGACAACCCGCGCCCGGGCACCGTCCCGCGCGTTCGCGATGGAGATAGGACATGGCACTGCCAACGATGTCGCCGGCGCCGACGAACACCTACATCGAGACCACCGCGCCGAACGTCAAGGAAGACCTGGCGCCGATTCTGTATCAAATCGATCCCGTCGAGACCCCGATGCTGTCGCTCAGTTCGCGCAATAACGCCGATCAGGTGACCACCGAGTGGCTGGTCCAGGAATTGTACGCTGCGGCCAATGTGCCGCAACCCGAAGGTTTCACTGCCGCAATGAGTCCAGCAAAGAAACCGTTGCGACTAAACAACGTTTGCCAGATCCTCGCGCGCACGGTCGGTGTGTCCGACACCCTGCGCGTGGTCGATCAGGTGGGCCAGGAAGAATACGCGCGCCAAATCATTCTGCGCGGCATGGAACTCAAGCGCGATGTCGAACTGACGATCACCGGCGAAACCATCAAGACCAACGCCGACCCGCGCCAGCTCTCGGGGTTCCAAACCTACTGCTCCAACGGATCGGTGGGCGCCGGCACCGGAGCATTCCCGACCGGCGATGGCTCCAATGCGCATACCGCCGGCACGCTGCGGGACCTGACGTTGAACATGGTCGAAGACGCGATCCAGGGGGCATGGAATTCCGGCGGCAAGCCGACCACGGGCATCATGTCGGCCTCGGTGAAACGCTGGTTCTCCAACATGGCACAGGGCGGCACCGGCAACCCGATCGTCGCAAACAATATCGTGCAGGCAACCTCGCCGCATCCGATGACGATCGTCGGTTCGGTCGGGGTGTTTTTGTCCGATTTCGGGCCGATCGAGCTCGTACCAGACCGCTATTGTCCGGCGCACGTGCTCGAGCTGGTGGATCCGAATTTCATCGAGATAGCGCCGCTGCCGCAGCGCGATTTCATCGAGGAAGACTATGCAAAAACTGGAGACAACACACAGGGCGGCGTTGTCTGGGAAGGTACTTTGCGCATGACTGCCCCCAAGGCGCATGCGACTGTCTGGGACTTGAACCAATAGAGGCATTACTGTGAGTTACCGCGTATTATACACGAATGCGGATGCGTCGCGCGGCATGCTGACCCAGCTTGTGCGCGACGCCGACGGCAATCTGCTGATCCTCGGCAAACAGCGTTCCGAGGTGATCGTGGACGCCAACAAGCGCCTCGCCGCCATGTGGGACAAGCACAGAATGCGCGGGCGCTCGCGCATGGTCGCCGAACTGCCGATGCTCGATTATTGGCGGCTCAAACGGCAAGGTATTATCGATGATCCGATCGCGCTGTTACAGTGGCTCGATCGGCCCGATACCAAGTATTACCGCGTCGATGGGGGCGGCCGTCTCGCCAATCCAGCCAGGAGTTATGCCCATGTCCGGTAGCAGCACCACCAAGCAGCCAACCACGACCACGACCGACACCACGGGGCGCACGATGGGCGCCTCGCCGATTCCGTCGGACGCGCCAGCGCATCCGGCGGCGCCGGAACCGAAGAAGTACCCTGACGGCTTTCTGTCGATCTACATGCTGAAAACCGAGCAACCGCACGCGGCCGACCTGGCCAAGCACGCGGCCGGCGCCAAGCCGCCCGAGGCGAAGCTGCCCGCGGTCGCCAACGTCGATGATCCGACCTCTGGCACACCGCAGAACCGTTCGACGGGGGCGGCGAATGCCTTCTTGGCACCGGCCGACGTGGTGCCAGCGCCGCAGGCGTCATCGCCGTGAGGCGCGGCCTCGGCGCGCTGTTGGCGTTCTGCCTTACTCCGGCCGCGGCGCTCGCCGCGGCCGGCGACAACAGCATCAACGGCGGCGGCAGCAACACCAACAAAAGCGGCACGATCACCGCCGCTAGCACCTCGCAGGTGGTGATCGCCGCCAATCCCAATCGGATCGGCTGCGAAATCCAAGCGATCGGCGGGGCCGATCTGTGGATCGGCATCGATACCGCGGCGAGCAACGGTGCCGGGTCGTGGTGGCTGCCGGCCGGTTCGCTGTACCGCTGCGGCAATGGCACCGCGATCCCGACCGGCGCCGTTTCGGTGTGGAGTACCACCGCGGGGGCGGCGTTCACCGCCAAGGAGTTTTCCCGGTGATCCGAGTGGCGTCGGCCACCGCCGCGGCGGCCTTCACGGCGATGGAGTATCGGCGGATATGACGAAATTCCACCTCTGGCTGGCTGGCCTCGCCGCACTGCTGCTAGCGACGCCGGCGCCGGCCGACATCGCGTTCTATCCGAAGCCGACCGGCGGCGCGGTGGTGGTCGGGGCGACGCAGACCATCAACCTGCCGTCCGGCTGGTCGGTGCTCAATCTCGAAATGGTCGGCGCCGGCGGCGGTTCGGGCTGCGGCGCTGTGGCCACCGCCGGCACCACCTCGTCGGGCGGCGGCACCGGCGGCGTTGGCGTCTGGCGGCGGTTCTCGATCGTGCCCGCCGATGTCGGCAACGCCACCGCGCTGGTGGCGACGCCTGGGGCGGCCGGCACCGGCTGTGTCGCCAGCGGCACTACCAATGGCTCAAGCGGCTCGGCGCCGACCGCAGGCGGCGATTCGACCATCGTCATGGGCGGCGTCACGTTCGGCGCCTGGGCCGGCGGCGCCGGCTCCAACGGCCAGGTCAACGCCGCCTCGGCCGGCGGCGGCTCGGGCGGCGAGCTCAGCGGCGGTGGCAATGCGACAGGTGCCACCGCCGGATCCGCCGGCAACCGGAGCATCGGCAATCAGGCCGGCGGAGCGGGCGCCGCCGGGGTGAACGCCTCAGGCGCGGGTCATGGCCCCGGCGGCAATGGCACCGCCAATGGCGGTCCCGGGCTTCAGCCGGCGATCTCCGTCTGGGCGCCGCAGCCGGGTGCCAGCGGCGCCGGCATCGGCGCCTCCAATCTGGCGCAGGCCGGCGGCAACGCGCTCGGCGGCACGTTCAGCGACGTCACCCTGCCACCGACCGGCGCTGGCAACCCGAGCTGCAGCGCGGGCTCACAGAACGCCGGCGCCACTATTCCGCCGCGCAACTCGATGTTTGGCACCGGCGGGGCGGGCGGTGCGAGCTGCACCGCGGCGGCGGGCGGCCGCGGCGGCGACTGCGCGGGCTATGGTTCTTCGGGCGGAGGCGGCGGCTCGGCCCAGCCGGGCAACCTCGCCGGCAGCGCGGGGCTCTCCTGCCCGGGTGCGATCCGGCTGTCGTGGTCTTAGCGGCTATGGACCCGGCGAAGCTGGCGGCGATCATCGAAGTGCTGCGACTGGCGGAAGCCCGGCTGCTGCAAGCGGCGGCGCAACTGCAGGACGAACTTGAGCATTCGCCGGGAGCGGCGCTCGCGGTAGCCGTGAACGAAGCACTGGGCACGATCCGCGAGCTGATCGCAGACTGGAACGCGCTTAGTGCGCGTGCGGAGGATTATCCGCATGGTGACCTCCGATGAGTTCTTACGCGCAATTGCAGAACGATGTCCTGGCGTGGTTGAAGCGCCGGGACATCGGCGACCGCATGGCGTCATGGGTGTTGCAGACCGAGACCGATATCGCCTCGGTACTGCGCGCCCGCTGCATGATCGCCCGCGTCAAACAGCCGATCGATGCTAACTTCATTGAGCTGCCGACTGACTGGATCAAATTTGTATCGGTCGCCTTCGACGCATGCGGCTGTCCGCTCAAGCTCGAAGATAACTGGACCGGTAGGCCGAACGGCGGTTGCTGCCAATGCGGCGCGACACCCTCGCCAGTAAGTGCGTACCGCATCGTCGGCGACTGCATCGAATTCCTGCCGCATCCGACGATCCCGACCGATCCGACCTGGCAGCCGACCTTGGTCAATGGCGTATATTTCGCCAAGCCGAAACCGCTGATCGCCCCGACCGATACCAACGCGGTGCTCGAACGGCATTACAGCGTCTATTTGTTCTCGGTAGTGCGCTATGGCGCGATGTGGGGCCGCGATGACGATCGCGAATCGCAGATGACCACCAAGCTCGCCGAGGCGATCACCGAGGCAAACCGGTGGCTCGAGGAAGCGAACTATTCCGGCGCACCGCTGCGCGCCGTGGTGCGGAGTTTCTGACATGCCCGGATCCGCCACCGATTACCTGCACCAGCGCGTGCTGTCGCACACGCTCGGCTTCGGTGCCTACACGATGCCGACCACGATCTATGTAGGATTGTGCACCACACTGCCGTCAGCCGCGGTCGGCGGCACTGAGGTTTCCGGCGGTGGCTACGCACGGCAAGCCGGCTCACCGTTCGCGCTCTCGAGCGGCCGCGTTGACCTGGCGGTGAATACCGCAGCGATCCAATATCCGCCGGCGACCGTCTCGTGGGGCGCGATCGGTTGGTTTGAGCTCTGGGATGCGGTGACATCAGGCAATCGCCTCTATTGGGGCGCGCTGGTGGATCCGACCGACGGGGTGACGCCGGTCACTAAACTTATCAATGTCGGCGACATCGCCCGCCTGGCGGTGAACCAGCTTAGCGTGCAGGCGATCTAGATGGCTGGGCCTTACGGCCTCGGTCCGTACGGTGTCGGCCCATATAGCGTCGGCAACGTGGTGGATTTGCGCGCCGCAACAGCGATCAGCTTTTCGCTCTCCGTCAAGCTGGCGGTAACCCTTGCGCTCGCCGGCACAACCTCCATCACATTCCACCCGGTGGCGCGCATGCAGCGGATCGTGCAGCCGTTCGGCGGCGCGACGCGGATCGTCTTTAGCGTGCAGGGCGAATTCGCCGATTCATGGGCGGCACTCGACGCTTGCGAAACCGGCACGTGGACGCAGGAATTTCCACCGTGGACGGAGCGCGCAGCGGCATGAGCGGCTACACCACCACGCCCAATCTCGGCCTACGCAAGCCCACCGTCGGTGACCTGACGCACGATTGGACCGCCGATTTGAACTACAACGCCGACGTGCTCGATGCGGCGTTCTCGGGTGGCGGCGGCGGTGGTGGCGGATTGCCCGAGGCGCCGACCGACGGGCAGGTTTATGGCCGTCGCAACGGCGCCTGGGTGGTGCTGTCGTGAGCGGCTACACCACCACGCCAAATCTCGGCCTGCGCAAGCCGAACAATCACGGCGACAATGACCAGTGGGGCGCCGACTGGAACGTGAACGCCGACACGCTCGATGCGGCGCATGGCGCCGGCGGCGGGATCCCGGATGCGCCGTCCGACGGCCAGGTGTATGGCCGTCGCGGCAGCACGGCGTCGTGGGTGGTCGCCACCGGCGGCGTGCCGCCCGGGCCGCCGGCGCTCGGCGGGCCGCCGGCGATTTCCGGCAACGGCGTGGTGGGGCAGACACTGAGCTGCACCACCGGCAACTGGACCAACATCCCGACCGGGTATGGCTACCAGTGGCAGCGCGACGGCGTGAATATCGGCGGCGCCACAGCTTCGACCTATGTGCTGGTCGATGCCGACGGCAATCATGCCGTGCGATGCCAGGTGACCGCCTCCAACAGCGTCGGCAGCGGCACATTAACCACCAACACCATCAACGTGCTGCCGTCGTTCGTCTTCCCCGTCGGTATGGCGGCGATCTACTCGACCCGGCGCACCGTGCAAGCCTACGCCGGCGCCTGCCTCAGAGTGCGTAGGTTTTCCGATAACACCACGCTGGATGTCGGCTTTGTCGGCTCGAATTTCGATTATGCGAGCGCCGCCGCTTTCATCGCCGGTTCCGGCAATGTGGTGGAACGGTGGTTCGATCAGAGCGGCAACGGCCGCGATATGATCCAGACTAGCGGGCCGACGCCAAACGAGTTTCGTCCGGCGCTGATTATCATCGGCACGCAGGCCTATGTCTGCTTCGAAGGGCAATTCATGCAGACCGCATCGGCGGTTGCGGTGAATGCGGATCACACGATCGGTTTCGTCGGCTGGTCGGGCAGCGGCAATGCCAACCAGATCCCAATTTCAGACTTCGACGGAACCAATGGATGGTTCCTGCAGTTGAACCACGCGACAGTGAAGCGGCCGGCCTATTTCACGTCCGGTGCCAGCTACATGGATGCGACCAGCGGCAATGCCTGCGCCAAGGCTCCGATGCGCATGTCAGTGTCGCGCGCCGGCGGCACAGTCGCGATCAATCTCAATGGCGTCTCGCTGCCTCTGGTCACCAATACCGGCGCCAGCAACGGGGCGCCGACCGCACCGATGGCGCTGGCCGGCTACAACAACGGCAACCCATCATTCCAGGGTCTGCTGAGCGAGGTCTACGTGTATGCCTCGGCGCTAAGCAGCGCCACACTGGCGCAGATCGACCTCGATGAGAGTGTTTACTGGCAAGATCCTGGATTCCTAACGCCATACGCGACCGGCTGCGGCATCGTTCAGGTTGACGCCAGCAACCAACTGCATTTCGGCAACATCTTGCAGTACGACCAAGGCCAGCCATGGACCGCTTACGGGGCATTCCAGGCCTACGGGCAGTGCACCAATGCGGAAGTGCTGTTCACCAACGCCACGCCCGACGGGCACGCGACGTGCTATGAATTCTGGCTCGACCTCAACGGCGCATTCCGGGTGCGCCTCATCAACGATTACGTCTCGAACCTATTCCTGGGCGTGATCGGCACGCCGACCGCTTCGGCGCTCGACGGCAAGAAGCACATGATGGTGGCGACCTACGACGGCACATCACCAGCGACGCCCGCCAGCATCAAGATCTACCTCGATGGGGTGGCGCTGCCGACAACGACGGAATTCAACAACCTCGGCACGCTGTCGATCGTCGCGCCCGGGCAGGATTTCGCGATCGGCATGCAGATGCCGGGCGGGGCGAATATGCGCGGTCCGGTGTCGTTTTTTCAGCTCGACAAGGTGGCGCGCTCAGCGGCCTACATCGCGCCGCTGCATTCCGGCGTCCTGCCGGCGAATGATCCCACCAACACCGTGCTGCGCTGCCGCTTCACCGAAGGCACCGGCGTGGCGACGATCGATGAATCCACGAACCATTTCAGCGGCACGCTATCGACGCCTGGCATCTGGTTGCCATGATGGAGCGTATGGATGGCTGACGGATCGACACCTTTTTGGGGCCTCACGCTCCCGGAAATCGGATCCTCACGCAATACGTGGGGCTCAAAGCTCAACGCTGACCTGGCCAACATCGACGCGATCATGGCGGCGACGATGCCGATCGGTGCGATGATCGATTTCGCGGGCGCCGCAGCGCCGACCGGCTGGCTGTTGTGCGACGGTTCGACGCATCCGATTGCCTCATTTCCGAAGCTGGCCGCGGTGCTCGGCACACTCTACGGCGGCGACGGCACGACCACATTCGGAGTTCCGGACTCGCGCGGCCGCGTGCTCGCCGGCGTCGGCAGCACGACGGATACAGCAGGCAATCTCGGTTCGTTCACGCTCGGGGAGATGATCGGCTGGTTCTATTACCCGATCGACGCCGCGCACTTGCCGGCCGTTGCGGTGACGATCGATGCCGGCGGCGATCATACGCATTCAGGTTACACCGACGCCCAAGGCACGCACCAGCACGGCGGCAACACCGACGGGCAGGGCAATCACGCACACCAAGTCACCTCGCCATCGACCATCAACACGAATTTCGGCGTGCAGACCGCGGTGCAGGCGAACTTCGGCACCAACTTCATCGGTGAATACACCGACACCCAAGGCAATCACGCGCACAACCTTTGGACCTCATGGGACGGCAACCACGCGCACAATGTCGGCACCTATGGATCGGGGCCGCATACGCATACCGGGCGCATCGCCGGCGGTGGCACGCCGTTGCCAGTGTATCAACCGATTCTGGCGGCCACCAAAATCATCTTCTGCGGGCCACCAGGCCTGACCACGACAGGCGGCGGCACCGGCGGTGCGCTGCTACTGCGTTCGCCGATGCGCGGGCTGAACTGATGGCGAAGGATGCGCGCATTCCGATCTTCCCGCCGCCCGGGATCTATCGCGGCGCCACGCCCGATGTGTCGGCGGCCCGGTGGTACGATCAGAACCTGATGCGCTGGCGTGGCGGCCAGGCGCAGCCGGTCGGCGGCTGGGGCTCGCTCTATGGCATCGGATTATCGAGCCCGCCGCGCGATGTGTTGACCTGGCACGACAATGGCGGTCACCGGTGGGGCGCGTTCGGCTGTGACACCGGGTTGTTTGCCGTCAACCTCGAGTCCGGCGCCGTCTATGACATCACCCCGACCGGCGTCGGCCCGCTCGAGCCGCCAGGTGCGGCGCTCGGTTTCGGCCTCGGCGATTACGGCGTGGACGCCTGGGGCACCGCGCGGGATCCATCGGATATCGGTGTCAGCGACATCTCGCCATTGCTCGGCGATATGTGGAGCATGGATCTGTTCGGCGAGGATCTAATGATCCTACCGACTCAGGATGGCCGGCTGTTCCGATGGAGCCCCGCCACACCCGCAACGGCGCCGGCGCTGGTGACTGGCGCGCCGACCGGCAATGCCTGCGTTGTGGTGACTGATGAGCGGCATGTGGTGCTGGTCGGTGCCGGCGGCAACTCGCGCGATGTCGCATGGTCGGATCAGGAAAACCCTGATGTCTGGACGCCCGCCGTCGATAATCTTGCCGGCGATAAGCAACTCACCACCGAAGGCCGGCCGGTCAATGCGATGCGCGTCGCATCGGGGGTGATGATCTGGACCGACAACGACGCCCATCTGATGCGCTATGTCGGACCACCTTACGCCTACGGAATAAACAGGGTCGGTGCGAATTGCGGGCCGATTTCCCGGCGATCGATGGCGCAGGCCGGTGGCATCACGCAGTGGATGGGGCAACAGACGTTCTGGCAGTATGACGGCTCGATCAGCGCGTTGCCGAGCGATGTCGGTGATTGGCTGTTCTCGATGATGAACCGGGATATGGTCGGCCGCATCTTCGCGGTGCCCAATCCGAGCTTCGGCGAAATCTGGTATTTCTGGCCGGATGAAGGCTCCGACGAATGCAACCGCTACGTCGGTGATAACTACGTCGATGGGCGGCATCCGTGGATCATCGGGCAGTTATCGCGCACCGCCGGCGACGTGAAGGGCGCGATGCTGCGGCCGATCCTGACCACGATCGACGGCAAGATCATGCTGCACGAATACGGCTGGACCAATGACGGCGCTTCGCGGCTTGGCACGGTCTACCTCGAGACCGGCACCTATACGATCAGCGACGGCGCCGATCAGCGATTCATCGTCAAGCAGACAGTGCAGGATTTTGTCGGGCCGACCGATCGCGTCGCTTATCGCTTCTTTTTCTGGGAGGAACCCGACGGGCCGGAATGGGACACCGGCTCGATCCCGGTGGTGAACACGACCGGGCGCACCGACATGGGCGACGGCTTCTCATGCCGCGGCATGCGCATGCGGATCGAAGCGGTGAGCGATGGACCGTTCGCGATCGGCAAGACGCGGCTGATCGCAGTTGCCGCGGGGTTTGTGTGATGGCCGTCCGCCCGCCCGCTCCGTTCTCGCCGCAGCTCTCGGGTAATATCAACGACCAGATGCGCCGTGTCGCGGATGCGATTTCAGCCAAGGCGGATGCCACGCTCGAGCCGGTCTATACCGCGGTGCAACTGATCGCGCCGGACGGCTCGACCTGGCGCATCAGCGTCGATACCGCCGGAGTGCTCACCTCAACCCTGGTGCCGCGATGACCGATCCGGGCAAGCGCAAACTGCTGTCGCAGATCAACCATGCACTCGGCGATTTCGGTTCGCTGCTGACCCTCGATGATCTGATCGAGCTCGCGCGCGAACACCGGATGTGGCTCGGGCATCGCAACAACACCGTCATCGCCGCCGAAATCATCCCCTATCCGCAGCGCACCGTATGTAACTTCGTGGTCGCCGCCGGCGACCTCGCCGATGTGCTGGCGCTCGAGGATGAGGCGATCAGCTTCGCGCGCAGCCAGGGCGCTTCGCTGATGGTCACCCATGGACGGCGCGCCTGGACGCGCATCGGTGCACCGCGCGGCTGGCAGGCGCGTAGCATCGAATACATCAAATGGCTGCCGCCGAGCGGAGGCCACGCATGACGCAGTTCTGGCGACCGCCCTATCTGACGGACTTTCAGATCGCCCGCGGCGGCGGCGGCGGCCAGCCGCAGACCACGGTGCAGACCCAGACGCTGCCGCCTTTCATTCAGCAAGCCGGCGAGGCGGCGCTTGGCACCGCGCAGCAAGTCGCCGCAAGGCCCTACCAGGCTGATCCCTATGCGCAAGTCGTGCCGATGTCGGCTGATGCCTCGCAGGCCTATAAGACGATCGAGAACATGCAGGGGCAGGCCGCGCCGGCGTTCCAGCAGGCCGAAAGCGCGATCACCGGCGGCGGCTTGCTCGGCCAGGTGACGCCGATCACCGCAAGCGGCATCAACGCCAATACGCAGGCGCTGATGAACCCCTACATTTCCAGCGTCATCGCGCCGACCACGACGCAGATGCGCCAGGCGCTCGCGCAGCAGATGGAGGCGAACAACGCGAACGCCGCCAATGTCGGCGCGTTCGGCGGCAGCCGCTTAGGCGTCCAGCAAGGCACGGCGCAGGGACAGGAAGCGGTCGGGGAAGGCCAGCTAGTCGGCGGCTTGCTGTCGCAGGGCTACCAGAATGCACAGACCGCGGCACAGCAGATCGCGCAGCAGAACCTCGGCGCCGGCGAGTGGGCGACCGGCGAATTGCCGCAGCTCGCCGCCGCCGGCGCCGGCGAGACCGCAAAGGAAGCGGGCTTGCTCGAGCAAGCCGGGCGCGCGCAGCAGGGCCAGACGCAGGCGGAGATGGACCAGGCCGCACAGAATTGGGAGACCCAATGGAACTACCCGATTCAGGCACTGTCGGTGCTCGAATCGGTGCTCGGCACCACGCCGCACGGCTACACCACGACCACGCAGGGGCCGCCACCGACCACGAACACCGCCGGCCAGGTGATCGGCGGCGTCGGTGCCGCGGCCAGCCTGATCGGCGCGCTGGCGGCGCTCTGAGCCATGGCAAACGGCGATTACACGAACTCATGGGACACCAGCGGCAACTACAGCGGCAGCGTCTGGGGCGATCAGTGGGACACCAGCGGCGGCGCCGCTGCGATCGATCCCTCGCTGCTGGACGCGAGCGGCAATCCGATCGTGCCGCCGATCCCGCCGGCGGGAGGACCGCCGTCGGCTGACCGCACCTGGGGCCAGCAGCTCGGCGATTGGCTGGGGATATCGGATGCGAACCAGGCCAAGATCGCGGCCGCGTCGAAGGAGCTGAAAGGCTCGCTCGGCGATCTGCAGAACATCCAGAAGCTCGCCGATCCGCTGGCGCCGAAACCGGGACAGGTTTCGACCACCACCGCGCCAAATCCGAGCCAGGTGCGGCCGGCGCAATCGCTCGATGAAGTGCTGCAACAGCTTTACCTGCGGCGCCAGCAGCTCGCGCAGCTCGGGCTGTCGGGAAAACCCTGGCAACCACGCGGCCCGGGCGGCGGCCTGTTAGGAGCGTCCTGATGGCCGGCTTGTTGGACGGCGATCCCGGCACCGATGATACCTTCCAGGGCGTGCCGCCCGATGTGGCGCAGGCCTTGGCGATGCTTTCGACCGCCGGCATCGCCACCACCGGCGGGGATGGCGATGCCGGCTTGCCGGCAACACCGGCGGCGTCGGATGCGTCGGCGCCGGCGAGCTCGGGCGCCGGCGCCGCGGCGCCAGCCGATGCCGGCCCGCCGTTCTGGGATCGATTGAGCCGCGGCATCGGCAAGGCCGGCATGGTGCTCGCCGGCGGCGATCCCGGACTTTACGACCTCTCGCCCGAGCAACAGCGCGTCGCCGGCACGCGGGCGCTGCTGAATATGTCGCTGTCGATGCTGGCGAACAGCGGTCCGAGCTACACGCGAAGAAATTTCGGCCAGATCCTCGCCGCCGGACTCGAGTCGGCCAGTCAAACGCCGGTCACCTATGAGCAAATGCTGGCCAATCGTGCGGCACAGACAACCGAACTTGGCTTGAAACGCGCGGCACTCGGCATCCAAGCGATGTCGGCGCAAAAGCAGCTCGAGCAATTGAAACTGCTGCTAGGCCGGATCCAGGCCGGACAGGGCGCGGTCACCAGGGCACTTGGCGGCGGCGGCAGCGCCCCATCGCTGTCGTCACCGGCTGCTGCCGGGCAGGCGGAAGGTGATTTCGTTACCAAATTCCAGCCGATCGCCGATACGGTATCGGCGGCGACCGGCCTGCCATCCGACTACATCACCGCGCAGGCGGCGCACGAAACAGACTTCGGGCGCTCGCCGGCAGCCGCTGGCAATAATTTCTTCGGCATCATGGATCCGGCGACCGGCAAGCCGGCGCGCTACGCCTCGGTCGAGGAAGGCGTCAAAGCCTATACCGACCTCATGGGCAATGAACGTTACCGCGGCGTGACGCGCTCGGGCTCGCCGGCGTCGATCGGCGATGCAATGGCGGTCGCCGGCTACAATCCGAACGTCCCTTCGGCCGCCGGCGAGCCGCCGCCGGCAGGCGGTTCGTATGGCGCCCGCATCGGCGGCATCGCAGATCGCATCGCGAAACTCCGCGGCGGTGGCACGCAGACAGCCTCGGGGGGCGCTGCAACGCCGTCCGCGCCGCCAGGCGTGCAGATCGGCGGCGAGCCGCCGCCGCCGCCTGGCGGCGTTCCAGGCGTCGCGCCGCCACCGGCGATCAGCCTCGGCCGCGCGCTCGGGGGCGGTGCGCCGACGGCCACGGCGCCGGGCGGCGGAAAAACCTCGGCACTCGATGCTATCCTGCAAGGCGTCCAATTGGCGCAGACGACACCTTCGGGCGGTGTGCTGGCGGCCGGTCCCGCCGCTCCGACCGCGATAGCGCCGCCAGCGGCAGCGCCCGGCCCGGCGTGGTCACCCACCGGCGGCGGCGGCGCCTCGCGCTATAGCGATTCCCCGACCGTCATGGCGCCAGTTGCACCCGCGCCAGGGCCGGCGCCCGGAACTCTGCCGGACTCCGGCAGTGCCGCGCCGGCGGCGGCGCCGGACACGCCGGAAATCGCCGCCGCCAGGGTGAAGCTCGGACAAGCGCGCGACGCACAGCGGCAACAAGTGCAGGCGACGCGCACCGCCAAACTGCAGGCGTTGCAAGGCGAGCTCAGTCCCGACACCGGCGCGAAGGTGTCGGCGATCGAACAGGAACAGCAGGCCGGGCTCGCCAAGGCGGATCAGGATTACCAAGCCGGGCAGATCGCACTCGATAAGGAGGCGCGCGAGCAACAAGACAAAATTTCCGCCGAGCAGCGCGCCGAGCAGCGCACAGCGCGCGAGGCGGATGCCAAATTTCAGCGCGATCAGCAGGCCGCGGCGACGCAGCAGCAATACAAGCTGGCGGGGGACATCCAGGCGGCCAAGGTCTCGAACAATCAGGAGCGGTTGAAAACCTACAATGCGGCGGCCACTCAATCGCAGTCGTTGAAAAACGCGATCGATCAGATTGAGTTGATCCTGCCGTCGGTCGGGCCGGCCGATGTCGTGGCGCAGATGGATCCGCGCGTAAGGGACACCTTGCGCAGTCTCGATATCGGCAGCGACGCCGATTATCAGAAATGGACCGCGCAGGATGTGTTGAGCCAACTCGCCAACCGCGCCGCGCTATCGGCCAAGCCGACCGGCATCTCGCGGATGAGCAATCTCGATGTCGGGCTCATTACCGGCGCGATGCCGCGGCTTGGGCAGTCGCCGCAGGCGCGGGAAATCGGCTTGGCCATGATGAAAACGCAGGCGCAGATCGCGATCGATGAGGCGCGCGCGGCGAACAAGTCATTCAACACGAACCCCGCCGGCGCCACGCTCGATGATGATGTAAGCAATGCGACCGGCACTGCCAGCCGGATTCCATCGCCGCCGAAACTGGTCGCCCCTGATGCGATGCGACGCACTGCGCCACAGCCCGAAATCGATGCGGCCAAGGCGACGGACGGCAAGAACCTCGAGGATTACCTGACCAACATCCAGCCCGGCACGGTGTTCCGCACCTATGGCACGCAAACCGTCAACGGCAAGCCGCAGCGCGTGCTGACCTGGGGATATAAGCGGCCCGACGGCAGTCTGGTCATCAACCCACTGGGGAGCCGTTGAGCGATGGCCGAAGATGCCGACGCCTATATGCCGACGATCGATTACGGTTCGATCGGACCGCCTGATGCGGGATATGTGCCGCCGGGCGCGCCTTCGACCGACGCGCCGCCGCCGGGGCCGCCGCAAAGTATCCTGTCGCGCACCTGGCGATCGATCAGCGACCTGATCCCGCTCGATGGCAGCGGCGATGCGACGCCGGCCGCGTTGAAGCAGGCGCCGATCGAATCGCCGTTTTGGTCGGGGGTCGCGCACGCGGCGCGCACGACGGTTGATTACGGCGCCGAAAAACTGGCGCGCGGCGCCGAGGCAGTATTCGGCAAGGATACCCTGGCAGGACTGCCCGACTATCAATCGGCCGATCAGATCCGCGCCGATCGGGAACAGCGCCAGCAGAACTATCAGGCGGATCCGAGCAACGACGCCGGCAGTACGTCGGCGATGATCGGCCGCGGCGTCGGCACCGGTCTGGTGCTCGGCGGTCCGACCACCGGCGTCGGTCGGATGCTGGCTTATGGTGTCAGTCGCCTCGGTGGCCTGGCGCTGCCCGGCGTTGCCCGCGGCCTCGAGTATCTGAGCGGCACGGCGGAAGCGGCGTCCGACGCCGGGCGGCTGGCGAGCCTGGCAACGCGCGGCACCTCATTGGCCGGTCAGGGCGGCCTGGTCGGGGGCACCTCCGCTGCAGTGACCGCGGATCCCGATAAACCGTTTTGGCCGCAAGTGGGCGAAGGTGCCGGCTCGGGGGCGATCGCTGGGCCGGTGGCCGGCGCCGGCCTGGCTGGGGTGACGTATCCGGTGCGCGCCCTACTCGGCCAGTTGCCGCGGATGGTTCCGCAGTCGATCGCTGGGCTGGCCGATCGTTTCATCAACCAATACCGCATCGGACTCGACCCGACCCAACTCACGCAAAATCCGACCTATCGCATCATGGCGGATCAGTCAGGCAAACTGCCGTTTTCCGGCGCCGGCGATCGGATCGCGCAGGCACGCCTCGATTGGCAAGGCGCGCTCGGGCGCGAAATGGGCGAAAATACCAAGGTCGGGATTACCCATGACGTGATGGACAATGCCGCAACCCGTATCGGCGGGGTGATGGATGGCGTGCTCGGCCGTACCACGTCGATTCAGACCGGCACACCGATGCTGACCGATCTTTCACAGGTGGTTGCGGATATCCCGCGGTTTGGTCTGACACCGCAGCAGATGCCGCCGATCCGCGCACAAGTGCGCAATATTCTCGATGCGACCAATGGCGGCGCGAGGCCGCTCACCGGTGAGCAATATCAGAATTTAGTGCAGACAGGCGGTCCGCTCGATGCGGTGATAAACAGCAACGATCCGACGGTATCGGTGTTCGGTCTGCGGCTGAAAGACGTGCTCGATAATGCGCTGCAGCGGTCGATTTCACCGGCCGACCAGGCGGCGCTGCAGCAAGCGCGCTACCAATACCGGGTGATGAAAACCGTGCAGCCGTTGGTGGAGCAACGCGGCGCGACCGGCGATATCAATCCCAACGGGCTGCTGCAGCGAGTGCGCGCGCAGTCGGCCAGGTTCGATCCGGCGAATGGCGGCCTGGCTTATACCGGCGGGGGGCCGCTCGGCGATCTGGCCTATGGCGGCCAGATCTTTTTCTCTCCCGCGGCCGATAGCGCCACGGCAGCGCGGCAATACGTCATGGGCGCATTGATGGGGGGCGGCCTGTACAGTGCCGCCACACATCCCTACGCGACAGCAGGGACGCTCGCCGGCCTGTTAGCTAATCGCGGGCTGCAGCGGGTGATCCGCGAGCCCGGCATCGGTGCGTCGATGGTGGCGAAAACCCTGCGGCCGCCCGGCCCATGGGTGCAGCGCGCTACGCCGTACGCTTTGCCCGGCTTACTTGGGCCTTGAGCCGTGCCAGGCCGGCATCGTCCAGACCAAGTGCCGCGCGTCCCTCGGGCGACTCGGCCCATGGATTGGCCGGCGAATAGCGCGAGCCTTGCCCCCGCGGTTTCGGCGTGGCCGGCCTCATGCTGTCCACCGCGGCGAGGGCGAGGATGAGCAGGAGTGGGCCGCCGATGATCCAGAAAAGTCCCATGTGGCCAAGATATCACATCCAGCGGGAAAAGTACTAGCACCATGACCGAGGCCGAGTCGCAAGGCATCGTCGGCGCGGTCGAACACCTCGGCGGCAAGCTGATGGGCAGCCTTCCGGCGCAGTTTCTCTGCCTGGTGGTGCTCAACATGTTTTTCATCGGCAGCGTACTTTGGTTCCTGAACCGGCAGACCGAATCGCGCGAGCGGGTACTAGCGCCGCTGCTGAAAGAATGCGCCGAGTCGGTGCCGATCGAGGCGCTGCGCTTCCTGCAATCGCAAGGGGCGCATTGATTGTGGCGCGGCATCGCGCTGATTGCCGGGATCCTGGCGTGCCACTGGCAGGCGGCGACCGCACTCAGACATTGGCTGCCCGAGTGCTGCTACCGCCGGCACATCACCGACCGCTGCCTGGATCGGCCGCTCTATTATCTCCGAAAGCCGGGGCACCCTGATGCCTGGACTGCTGGACCCTGACGGCACGCTGCCCGAGTCTACCGAGGATGTGGCCGCCCAGCTTGCCGCGGTGGCCGATCCGACCAGCACGAAAACCACGATGTTCCTGGCCAACGGCTCGCCGGTGCCCGATACCCTGCCGCCCGGCGTCGGCCGCAACACGCGGCCCGAGGGCACGCTGATTTCCTCCGACCCGGCCAAGCTGACCCGGTTCGCCAGCGGGCCGCTCACCGATGCCGGCATGGCGCAACTGCTGGACTATGGGCAGTCGAAGCTCGAGGCGCTGGCCGGCGGAAATCCGCTGGTGGTGCAGGCAATCGGTCGCAATGGAGGCGTGGTGCAGGAACATGCCGCCTCTCTGGGCTCGATTCCGGCCGCTACACGGGCCGCATTACGGATGGTGCCGGGTGGCCGCGTGCGGCTGACGACGCCGCAGGCGGCTATCCGCAGGCGGCTGGCGGGCCTGTTGGGCTGATTTGCGGTGCGTGTTAGGACAAGTCCTACCCTTAACTCCGGCGGACCTGTTAGGGGCAAGTCCACTTTTCGCGTTTCTTGTTCGATGCCGTCTTGCGGTGGCGCCGGCGGCAGTGTCGGAAGCCATTTCGCGCGAGCGGCCTCGCGCGCGGCAACGGTACAGGCAGGGGTAATACTTTCTTCGGGAGAGTCTTGCCGGTCAGTTTTGTCAGGCAGTGAGACGGTTATGAGATGCCGCTCGAGCTCGGCCAGCGGCACGACGCGATAGGTGTTCGGCCGCTGGATCAGCCGGCAGTCGTGCTCGCCGTGAAAGCTGCCGTTGCGCCGGATTTCCAGGCGGCCGCAGTCCGCGAGCGCCGCCAGGTATCGGCGCGCAGTTCGGTCGCTCACGGTGAGCGCGCAAGCTATCTCGGCGACGGTCACCGTCGCCTCGGCCGAGCCGCGCGGGCAGAACACAAACAACAGCAGATGCAGCAATGCCCGCAGCTTGGGCCGCAACGGCGGTCCGGCGATCAGGATGGCGTTCTTTTCGTCGGGTGACATGGCGGATCCCTCCGCCCCGTCAGG